CAACAAGTGCATTGTTATACCATGTCCCTATAGTAGCTGTTATCCATGCAAGTAGGTCTGGATCTATACGTGCACACCATGTGCCACACTCCTCATAAGTTTCTGCATCCAAGACTGTCACTACAGAATAATCAGGGTCACCTGTCTCAGACATTATACCTTCCGCAACATCAACTCCTATTCTATAATGCCTGCCTTCTTGAGGTGGATTGAACACTGTAAACTCCCCATCTGGTTTCTGTTCCATAAAATATCTCATCTTTTCCACACCACCTATATTATGGAATCCATTAACAGGAACCTCAAAACGCTTAGGAGGGAAGTCCCTTTCCCTTTCTTCTGCCTCAAACCACATCTTTGTTAAGTTTACTGAATCAAATGCACTCCTGCCTGATGCGACAAAAGCTTCTCTCGCAGTGGTGGGATACTCCTGATGGAATATATTTAGATCACCCTGACATTCCGGTGAGATGATTTTATTCCTACGCCACTTAAGATGCTCAAGTGTAACCTTAAAATCATATACTCCATCATCTGTTTCATAGGATGTTTCTACTCCCAGTAGATTTCTTTCCTCATCTCCTCCATATACAGGGTTTGTACCTAATGATTTCTTAAATGAATTACCCTTCAGTTCCTCCTCATTCAGGTCAGTTTTATATTCTTCAAATACAAACCAAGGAAAGAACACAGTCTTAAGTCCACTTGTATCCTTATCTGCCCTCCACCATTCTTTTTCAAAATAGTTCCCAACTCCCTTTGCAGTACTCTCCATCCAGATCTCCGTCCCATATCCCTGTACAACACAGTTCATCATACCAGTTGCATATTCACGGGCACGACTACCCCAACGGGCGACCTCGGAACAATGAAGCATGTCAATCCCCGCACCGACTACCTCAGAACCTTCTACAGTAGACATACCATACCTAGAGTTCAGACCCTTGCCATCACTGGAACCCCATGTAAGTTCCTGTTTACCTGAGTAATGTGACAGTGGTTTAATAAATGAGGGATAGTTCTGTTCCATAACTTTCGTCATGGCAAACATTTCTGAAGTTGTATTCTTGGAATGTGTGCAGATGTGCACTAACTGATTAAACTGGGTGGCTGCACGTTTGAACATACGTGCCTGAACATATGTGGATATACCAAATCGCCTTGCTTTCAAGACAATTATCCTTACATGTCCTTGTTCTTCTAACTGCTTCTGGGCTATCCCATGCAAGATCTTCTGCACAGGATTCATTATAAAAGGAATCAGCTTCTTTGTGCCTAATTCCTGAATCTTTAAACAATATTGAAAATAAGTATCGTGATCCTGAAGCCGATCCATCAGCTCCTGCATCGCCTCCTTATCATCCATCCTTGGAGATTGTTGTGCCATTCAATATATTTAATTTTAAATATCTTGCAATGAGTACGGCATCAGCAATCCCATGATCTTTAACTCTTGTAAGTGATAATTCAGGATAAAGCTGCGTCACCTTCTGTATAGAAGCACCCTTCTCCCTGCCCATATCAGGCATCATTGCCTTCTTCCATGACTGAGGCTGAATCAAATGATAGGGTATTCCATTACCCACACATAATCCACGAAGGAACCCATATGAAGCCATATATCTACCAGTAGAAACTATACCCTGCTTTGGCATTGTCTGGCTCTTCTCAAGCCCAATACTCATGGGTCTGAGTCTCCACCTGCTAAATATAGTTGCTAACTTTGCTTCATCAAGTTCACGCTTCTTGCCTACCATAATAATAGGCATGTCCATCACAAATTCTATTACTAAGTTTTCATCTAATACTGCGAGTGCCCCTGAAAAACCGGGGTCAATTCCCATTATATGCATTCATTACCCTGTATTTTTCTATTGCTAAATCTTGTTCTTCACTGGATATCTCCCATTTAGTAATACTCTCACTTACAGTTATAGCTGGCTGATCTCCATACTTCATTATCTTTCCACCATTGGCAAGGTATTCCTCTACTTTAGATTGTAGCACAATCCTCTCTACTGTATCTGCCTTAGTAAAAGTAGTAGTATCTACAAGTTTTGTGGATATATTAACGGCTGTAGCCTGACCATACTGACCAATCTTTCTAGCCCTGTTACCTGCCCCCCTTACAACCTCACCAGCATTTTTAGCCCGGTTCTCTATTCGTCTTTTCTTTGCACGTTCAGCAGCCAGTATATCCCAACATACAGTACTACAACATTTCTGTCGGCTGGTCTTCGGTGGGTACATATCCCCACAGTTAATACATTTTCTTGGAGTAAGTAGTGAACTTAGTCTTAGAGTCTTGCTCTTCCTTTTTATACTATCATGGTAATCTGAACATGTTCCTGAACAAAACCTTGTCCTCCTCTTCGGGAGTTCACCCTTACATATAAAACAAGTTTTAGCCGTCACTCTCCACCATATATATCATTGTTCCAACTGTATCTGCTATCTCCAACCAAAATGTTTCTGGAGAGGTATCAGCCTTATGTGCCTCCATCATTAGCTCCTGAAACGATACACCGGATTTCCACGAAGCAGCAGCACATCCCAACATCAATGCCAACTGTCTGCGTGAATCCATTATTGCATCATTTTCCAGCTTCTGTTCCTTTGCTGTTTTCTTCCTCTTTCCTTTTCCCATCGTTGATTATCTCTAGTGAGGGTGTGTTGTTATCTGGCTCGGCAATAATTTCCCCTTCAATCACCTCCCCATGCATTTGCACATTTAGTTCCTTAAGGGCATCTTCAACCCTATATACGTTCTCATTCTTCTGTTCTATATACTTGTACTCATTCGGCATTGCCAGTGCTATCCTTTCACTACGGATGATCTTCATGACAGTATCTGCCTTTGAAGACCATATACTTAATTCACTGGTGTCCTTAGAACTAAGTACCTTCTCCTTTAAGTTGTTTAATTCGTCTAGGTGTTGGTGGGAAATACTTGCCCTATCGTCTGCATACTTCTGGATCATCCTTGTATGCATCGTTGTAAGAGCTTCTTCCCTCTTTGATGCATACTTCCAGTTTCCTGCATTGATATACTTGGTAAGTGTACTCTGCCAGAATCCATACTTCTCACATATTTGGGATCTTGTGAGTATTCCAGCCTCATAATCTACTTTAACTGCAGCCTTCATTACTTCCCTGTGATGCTTGGCTTCGTGCTTAGATCCTGTTGTTACCTTAGTGGCGTTATTGTTCCCTCTTTTCTTTACTGGTTTTCGCATGTTCTAATACTACCCTAATAAATTCGCATTGGGGATGTAGATACCTGTCCACAAATATCTCACCCTGCTCGTTAGCCTGCTCAATCCATGTCTCCTTATCCAGCTTTGCAGATATATATGACTTCCACTGATCCTTCTGCTTCTGGCTTTTCTTCGGATCTTCCATATGCCACCACTCTTCTTCACAATTATATTTTCTACCAATAGGAAACGATCTCATAGCTTGCTCCATCACAACATGGTTCAACATTAGTTCCACAGTTGATACATTGCTCATGACCATGCACCCTTACTGATATAGTCTCCATACCACAGTAGTTGCATCTATTTTGTGTCTCCGAGCTTATAGACATCATCTGTTGGGTATTCCTCAAATAATTCCTTCCATAAGCTCTCCCCTCCTTCTCCATAAAGCTTTAAATCTACACGAACTTTATCATCCTTATTATGTGGTACTTCCTCCCATTCATATATACCACCCTTCATTATATTAAATAAATCCGCCTCACTTAGGGGGACATTGATTTTAATAGTCATCCTCCTCCATTCAATTTAAAAGCCATGCGGTTGCCCCCAATGTTCTACAATTGTCCAGATAAGGACAATATATATAAGGTGCTTCCATATAAAAAATTCTATCACTCTTCAGGATAATGAACAGTACAACCATCTGTTGTACAAGACCAATGCTTGTTTGTTACAGTACCTGCCTTCTTTCTCTCCGCCTGCCCCTTCTTCCTTATTGCCTTGCACTCATCCCTCCATACACCCATCCTTTTATTGTACTCATTATCAAGTGACCAGATCCAATCCTGTAATACATCTATCTGCCACAGTGCACTCATACCCTCAAAGTGGGGCATGATCTTAATGTCGCCTTCTCCAGCTCCAACGTCTGCTGTTAACTTTATCTCCGTTTTCATATTGTTACCTCTATTAACTGACATAGTTTAATGGGGATATCATAAAAGTCCTCCCCATCAGGATACCTAGTATTAGGTACATTACTGACATACTCCTCCTTCATATACTTGCCATCTATGTGCCAAGCCTTAGTGCAATCCTTATTTAATACCCAAAACATTACACTCTTACCTCCATCCATGTACTTCTTCTTCCTATATGGAATGTGAACAGTACTCCACATAGTAGGCCACTCATCTATCCATGACGATTTTATTTCAACCTCATGGTAGATTTTACGCCAAGATTGTATATCAGGGCCATAATCCTCATATACATTCGTGAACATACCCTTGGAATCTAAGTATGCCCTTACTGCTGTCTTTGCCTTATTGTCACAAGCTTGATACGCCTGCTCGTTGAAGTACGCCATTAGAAAAATCGTCCATGATTCCCTTCTAAAAGGTTTTGAAGTGGTATTGAATACTCCGTTTCGGGATTCCTTAACGGATCTATCTTATGTGGTACTCTTGCCTTACTTTGCTCATCCTCCTCTAGGCTGAGCTGTAATGCTATACTCCTAGCCCTGTCCTTCTCCTCCCAAGAAAGACCATAGTCATAAGCCTTACGATCTAATAAACCCCAGATCATTCCTCCTATTACTAAGACTGGTAGTACTGCCCTTAGAAAACTAAGATCCATCCTAGTTATCCACTGCATTGGATTACACTTGTGCATTAAAAATAATGCCAAACATCCAAATTCTACTCCGTATATTATATATTCCATGATAACCCCCAGTTACTATGTTAGAAACTCCAGTATATAACAGCTATTGAAGGATGTCAAGTATTATTTTCATCGGGGAGGTATGTCGCTTATATGATTCGGGTTTTCGGAAGGGGGGGGTAGACGAGAGTAGGAGTCCCATATATATATTACGGGACGGGTCGGGTCGTCATAGGGGGGGATAAAAAATAAGGAACGAGTCCACACCACCCGATCCATATTTATTTCTTTCTCAGATCCGGAATTCCCTTCGCACAAAAATCCCAGCGTTTTTGAGATTTTCTGATAGACTGGAATCAGCAGACAGAGCAGTTTTGTCTGTGATATCACACACATACACACACTCCCGTGTGTTGTGTGAAGTTAATCTCTCACATGGAGAACGAAGATGAGACTATCAAACGAAGCGATCCGTAGGATCGTAAGGCCAATAGCCACGAAGGTTGCCGAAGGCGTTGCCGAAGGCATGATGCAATACCTCAGCGAAGCTGACCTTGAGGAAGTCGGACTTGGCAAAGCCAAAACTGGCGAAGCCAAGACGAAGACCACTCCTCCGAAGGAGGAGAAGACGAAGGTCAAGCGGAAGAAAGGCGTTAACCGGAAACTGGCTGTTGGTCTAGCGAAGCTAGCCGATGCTATCGAAGTCCACAAAGACGACTTCGACAACTCGGTTCTAGCCGAAGAGGCTAGAAAGCGTTTCAACGGCAAGTGTGGAATGTGGAGCGTTTGCATGACTTGGGCAATTCTGAACAAGAACCCCGAAGTCAAGCGATGGGTAGAACCCCAAGAGGCGAAGCATCTCCGTAAGTGGTACAACAAGCTGTAACCACAAGACCCCAA